ACGTTTTTATACATGATTGTCACCCTCAGACTTACCTGAAAAGAAAAATAAGCATGCTTTAGGAAAAAGGGGGGGATACCCCCGTCGTTTTGCCCAGGTCTTGGAGTTTAGCGGGCGCGAGCGGTTAGCGAGCGCAAGAAGTCCCGGGCGCCTGCGACAAAATGCCGCGCGTCAAAGTGTCGCACCCGGGCGAAGTTATCCACAGGATATCCACAACTAATGTGCATTGTTGCAATAATACAACAACATTTATTTTCTAACTATGGTATAAGATAACTAGAAATAGAAAGAGGTAAATATGACTAAATCTGAATTTAAACGCAGAGTGGGTATGGGTTTCTTCTCTTGCGAGTGGGTTAATAATGCTGGAAGTATCTCTAAAGTTAAAAGAGGTATTCTTGGTGGTTATGCGTGGCGACATACCTGCAAACCAATTCCAACAAATGTAAAAGAGCATAATGATTATGTTCTAGCATATAGAGTTGGTAATGGATTAATGCCACAACACAGACGTTGGGCTAATATCAATCCATTAACTGTTATTAAAATTAATGGTCAAGAAGTATGAAATACTTCAAATTAATACTAGAATTTACTGTGTTTGTGGCGATGATAATCGCCACTTACTATTCTTTATTACTCATCTGTCTAATAATGGATAGATGTTATAACACTTTAATATAAGGACTATTATGGCGAAAAGAGAATTAATTACAATGAACAACGTCAATATCCAACCATTAATGGAGTCATTAGTGGAATTGGTTAAAGACAAGAAAGCAACAGGAGAGTTAGATGACTTGATTAATGCTAAACTACCAGAAAAAACTTCAGCAGATTGGAAACTAATCTGTGGAGTATTATGTAATTCAGTCGTTGAGTGGGTGGCTATGAATAAAGATGATGATGTGCAGTCAACTGACTTATTAAAGCACTTGCAATCTGATATTGGCTACATAATGAAAAGATTGGGGTTAAGTTAAACCTCTTTCTAATAACTTAACTTCGATAAAGGGCGAATTTAATTCGCCCTTTTTTTATGCCTGGGCAAAAGTTGTCCACGCTGGAAGCAGCAGCCCGGGCAGCAGGATCGCAACTAAATCAACAATATTTGTTAGTGGAGTTTGGGAGTTTGGGGAGCTTGGGAGTTTAGAACGGACTACTGATCAACCGAGTAAGGACTAAACCCCATTACCATCTCCTTTCCAGTATTTGAACTTCAACCTTTCGGTATCACGTGGGATTGCTGTATCACCCTTAATTTATGAGGCAAGAGCCGAATAACTCCGTTTATCTTGCCTCACTTATGCTGAAGTAAATATTTGGTCATTCAGTATACTGATGTCAAATACGGGCTTTTAACCATACGACAGCTATTGGTTGGGATATCACTAGGTAAACCGTTTTAACAACCAATGTAATCATTATATCATCAAATGTATTCCATCTCAACCCTTTCTTCATTTTTCTTGTGGATAACCCAGTATGGTATGAATCCGTACTGGAAGACACCGGGCGCGCCCGGTGCGTCCCGGCCCCAGCTCCGTGAACCACACGAAATGGTTAATTGGGAGTTTGGGAGTTTGGGAGTTTAAGGGAGTTTAAAACACTGATGTAACCACAAAATACAGGACCATAACTATTATAGCCCACTTCAATGGCACTAGTAATCCAAGCATTCAGTCCATTCTTTTCCTTTCTTCTTTCTAGCTGCAGCATCACCTGCTGCCCCTGGTTATATACGCAGCACAGGTCTGTTGTCAAGAGCCCGGGCGAAAAAAAACTGGGAGTTTCCTTACCTTTTTATACCAAAGGAAGCGGAAGAACTACCGGGCGCGCCCGGTGCCTTCCAGCCGTGGCAAAACGGCAGACTTCTGCGATTTTTACATAAGGGAGTTTGGGAGTTTGGGGAGTTTGCGCATGCGTTTGTGCAGCGGGATCCCGGTGCCCGGCCACTTATCCACAGGTTATCCACAGATTTATCCACAAGGGAGTTTGGGGAGTTTGAGCTCCCCAAACCTATGGTTTAATTTTGTGTTTCTGGCTCTTTATTAAATAAATTACCTAAGAAACTTGTCTGTGCTTCCTCGTGTGCTTCCTCCACTCGTTTGGCATTACGTGTCATAACGGGAACAACCCCATCATAATGATTCGCAATCCTATTTAATACTTCGTTGTTTTCTTCTAAAGTATTAGCAATTCTTTCTAATACTCTTATTAAGTCTTGATCCATAGTTTACTCCTTTTCTATTTCTAGTTAGGATTAAGACTTACTACTCAACCTTCAAGGCAACAATTTACGAGATGCTCAACCCTAATTGTTTAGAAATAGAGCAAGGACTCTTAGATGTGGCTCCCAAAACTTCGCCAATTCGGACATATACCTACACTCTATTTCTATTATAAATATAACATTTCCAATTCACGAAATCAACAACCAAATAAATTAATCTGTGGATAACTTTCCGTGCTTCACGGAACTTGGACAATTACCAGACTGGTATGAAAACAGGAATGCCCGGCGCGCCCGGTGCGTGGAGCTGCAGGTGAGAGGCTTCCGCAGAAAGGTTAGGTATTCTGGGGAGTTTGGGAGTTTGAAGCACCTGGAAACAGGATCCCGGCCCCCTGGAGCATGATTCGAGATGCACAAAAAGTTGAGGTTTTATGGGGAGTTTGGGAGTTTGGACTTGACAGGAAACGCCGGGCGCGCCCTGGGCCCCAGCTGCAGGATCCTGGCCCTCGGACCAAGAAGATTTAACTATAGGGAGTTTGGGAGTTTGAGGAGTTTGACAAAATCTAGGCCCGTGAGCCCTCCTTCGTACACCCCGGGCACTTGGAACACGTTGTTTTGGCCGAGGTCCTTGGTTTTGCAGCCATGAAACAATTTGACCTCGCCGCTGACAGGCAGGCTGACCAGGATGTAAGACTGTGATCCAGCTAATGCGTGACGCATATTCCAGGCAATTTGAAAGGGTGATAGTGTTATTCTATTGTTATTGTCTGCTATCTTTAATTCAAGTGTAAAGAAACCTGTCTCCTTATGAAATATCAAGCAATCTGGGAATCCTGGTGTAACATAACTTTCAAGACGTGAGGCAATGAAATCACCACCCTCTAAGTATGTCTTTAAAGTCTTCCAAAAATTTGTCTCCGTCTTTACGGTCATAC